CCGAACTTGGCAAAGTCCCAGACAGTCTGAGCGCCTGACGTGTATGCGCCAGAGGTTCTTGATATGTTAGACCAGCCCGTCCCAGAAAGGCTGTAGAGCTTTGTTGCGTCGCCCGCGTAGGTATATTCGTTCCCTGCGGTATCTGTGACGCTGATTGCCCCGCGAGCGTAAGCGCTTAGGGATGTGTTAGAGGTTGTCTGAAGGCCATAGAAAGGCAGGAACAGGTCCCCATTGGGAACCACGTTCTTGGCCGTGAGGGAGCCGGGGCTAGCCAGACTTCTTTCGTCTGGCAGCCAAGCCCCGAAAGGAAGTCTCTGTGAGGGCATTAGGCGGCCACCGCCTTGATAACTGCAAAGTTAAACACCGGCTGCTCTGTCGTCGTGCCTCCGGTTGTAGCAAATGAGATACGGAACGAGCCCGCAGCTACCGCCGTGACTTCAAGCATGTACAGGTCCGTCCCACTCTTCTGGCTGAGGATTACTACGTCAGTCGCAGCCACCGTGCTATTGGTCACAGTGAAGCTCTGCCATGTCGCCGTGCCTGCCGCAGAGACCAACGTAATCGCGCCGTTCGTCTTGTTTAGCGTGACGCCGTTCGTTCTGCTGGTGGCTTGGGTAACCGCTCCACCCGTCCCTGTCCCGTAGCCAAGGCCAGCGGTGTCCTTGGTCATCGTGAATCCGGTATCGGCAACTCGGCAGACTTCGGCAGCCGTTGCCGCGTTGGCCGCAGCGCCGAATCGAATCGTGCCGCCCCCTGCTGTACCAACAGCAGAGCCTAGGATGTAAGCGCCAACCGTGGCGTTGTCGAGGTCTGGGCTGTAAAACTCAATTTTGCCCATCGGCTGATTGGCGGCGGTTGTGGTATCCGCATCTGTAAACCGAATGACGTTTAGCGGGGCCTCGTTGGTCAGTCCGGTGTTGTTTGCTCGGATATCGAGCATCTGCTGTGGCGTTGTGAACGCGCTCCCGAGGCCAAGGTATCCTTCCGGAGAAAGCGACATCCGAACCGTCGCGCTTGTCCCGCCGTTGTCTGTCACCGCGAAGTTAAGGCGCGAGGGGATAGAGGTCGTGGCAACCGTTCCGGCTACCTGCGCAGAAATAAGCGCGCCCACATTGAAAGTGGGGGAAGCGTTATTGTCGGAGCCGTTGAACTGAATAATCCCAAGATTATCGCCGTCGGTTACCGTGCTAAGCGTGCCGATAGTTCCGCTCTTGCTCTTGTTAAATACCAAAGAGCTTGAGAAGGAGGCGTTGTTTGCCCAACTAAAAACCCCAAGCGAACTGTTACCGGCGGTGTTGCCTTGGATTTGATTTGCTGAAGTTGCGGCAGTCGTGATTACCTTGCTTGCAACTGCGGTCGTGTATCCCTGAATTAACTGGCCAGAGCTGTTGACGATAAACGGGGAAGTGTCAGGGTTGGTAGTGTCCTCAATCTCCAGCGAGTTACCCGTGCCAAGCTGCGTGACGCGCAACGCTGCATTGGTGTTGTCGGTGACGGACACGATTGCATTGCTAGAGAGCGTCGTCGTTCCGGTTGAGGTAAGCCCTAGAGCAAAAGTTGTCTCTCCCCCAAAGTAACTAGGGGCTGTGCCAGCCGCATAAAACTGATATCTGTCAGTCCCAGAAGCGGTGATGTCCGCGTAAAAGCCATAATTAAATGTGGCTTGGGTTAGGTTAATCGCCCTATACCCATATTGATTGATAAGCGTCGCACCACCGACAAGAGTGAATCCGGTTGTTGAATAACTGTATGCGCTGGATTTGTTCGTGGAGATTGTTCTGGACTCTATAATCCCAGAAGTCGGCCACTCGCCCGCAAGATTGATATTCGTAAAACTTCCGGCAACCGGCGTCGTCGCCCCAATCACCGCGTTGTCAATCGTCCCGCCATTAATATCTGAGGTTGTCAGCACAGAAGAAGCAATAGTCATCACGCCGGTGCTGTTCGCAATGGTCGCCGAAGCAGTGCCGTCTTTGGCTTTGATGTTCGTCACTTCCAGCGTCGTGATATCAATCGCAGGAATAGCGGAGGCGTTTAGAAGCTGGAACTGAGTCCCGTCGTAGACCACCGTATACATAAGGCCGGAGACGATTTCTCCGCCCACCAAGGCCGCCCCATTGAACTGAACGTCCTTAGCCCCCAAAGAGTCCACGTTAATCGTGGTCGCTCCGGTGTTCGTTCCGCCCGCCTTGAACGTGTACAGGTCGCCCTGGGCATAAGCCGTCATTGTTCGGCTTGCGGCCAGCGTAATCGTGTTCGTGCCTGCCGAGGTATTTACCCCGTCAGTATCAGAGCGATACCGACTGATAGCCGCCATGACCTCTCGGGCAGCATCGTTGACAGTCGAGGGCGCCATGCCCTCCGGGAATCCGTTCGGCGGAGAGGCGTTATTGGAAGAAGCGGTGTTCGACCAAGTCTGAATGTCACTCATAGAATTTTCTCTGAAGCTGGATGGAGAGAGGCCCCTGCGACTGGTGACCGCGCAGATACTCAACCGAGGCAAGCGCCGCAGCTTCCTTATACTGATTCGCCCACAATGCTGCTTCGTCCTCGGCCATCAGGTATCTGTTCGCCCAGAACATCGAGGCGGACAGGTAAACGTCGGGGAATTTGGTCAACAGCCAATTTGTGGTGTTGCTGTCGCTCAATGCCGACACGCCGGGGAAGTAGACTATCTCGTAGGCGTAAGAGTCGTCAGGCGCTACGTCAAACTCAAAAACATCCGACATTGCGAAGAAGGCAGGCTTGCCGGTGCCCGAGCGCTGATACTGCCTCAGTTGCTCATCTGAAACGTAGGTCAGGACAGCCGCAGGGTCCGCTGTCAGGGTGAACGAGGTCAGTTCTTGGAAGTCAGCCGGGAAGGCTAGGCTGTTTGTGCCGGCAGTCAGGGTTCCCGTCGTGCGGGTCTTGTTTCCCCGGACTCCGCCCATGTTCCCGGCGGTGCGCGGCAGGGGAGGGCGCTTAAACATTGATTCCGCCAACTGGATGAAGTTAGCGGTTTGGGCTGTCGTCAGACTGGAACGCGCAAGCCAGTCTGTAATGGCGCTTTGCAGGTCCGAATAGTTAGAGATTGCCATCTCGGCCCCCTTTTGGTAGGCCTAGATTATACCCCCATTTTTTTCCTTGCAGTAACTCGCATGTCCCGTGCTGCAATGTGGGTCTTGGGCTCCTCTATTGCGATCAACTCAAAGCCCATATCCTCCAAGACATCTGTCAGCTCAACCATCGACCAGAACCATTTGTGCGTCATCTCGGGGCTCTCGTAGCTCGGGTCTCCGTACATGGCCCACATGGTCATCCGGGCGTCGAATTGTTCCCCGCTCTGAACCCTGTCGAACATATACCCCAGAACCTTATCGAAACAGGGCATCTCCAAGACAATCTTTCCGCCAGGTTTCAACACCCGCATCCAGTCTTTAAGGATTCCTTCCACCTTCCAGCGGTAGAAATGCTCTAAGACATGGTAGGCGTGCACCTCGTCCGCGTGGTTATCCTCAAACGGCAAAGGCTCGCTGATGTCGGCTTCAAAGTCTGGCCTAATCCCTGACCAGTTGTCCGGGAGGTCCACATTGATGAACCCCGGCATCAGCTTGTGCCCGCAGCCTAAATTAAGTCTGACAAGACCTTGTTCCATTTTTCCCCCACTGTTTTAGGGCTGAATCGTTCTCGGACGTATGCCTGCGCTTCTGCAATGCGGTCTGTAACGTCCAGCGTCATGGCCAGTTCCAAGCCTTGGGCGATGTTGCCGACCCAGATTCCGGGAATCTCTCGATAGGCTGGAAGCTCTCCGCAGACAGGGAACCTCCCCGCCCGGATTGCTGTCACCGCCCTGTTGGCTGACTTGCAGCGCCTGATACCTGTCGGCAAGACCACGGCCCTGCACTTACCTAGCTCCCTTACTAGGGCGTCAGGGCTCCACATCTCGCACCACGGGGCTTCTATGTTCGTCAGGACGCGTAAGGGGTAACGGATGTCTTTATGTACGTTGTACAGGTCTGGCAGGTTGATTCGGTGGCCAAACCATAGAACCCCTTCGCCCATGCCCGGCGGACTCTCGGGGTGTTCGTAGGGGTCGTCAATGACCACCGCATCCCTGCCCGTTTTGTCATGTATTAGGATACGCATCGTCTCGCTATTACAGGTAACGACATCTGCTTTCTCGCAGGCTTCTAAGTAGTGCGGGCCTTTTGAGGGGTCGTCGAACCAGTCATCGCAGACATCAAAGACTACCTTTCGATACTGATACCGCACGGCAGCATTCCAGCGCCAGTTGTGCTTTGAGCAGACAAGGATATCTGTCCCTTGTTTCCATCCTAGCTTTGAAAGTTCCCTGAATGGGATGATGTTCCGCAGCCTTGTCGA